CAGATCGCGTCGAGGGTGTCGCCCTGGGTGGCCCGGATCGTGTCCATCAGATGAGCTCCACCGTGCTGTGGGTGATGCCCAGCAGGTCGCGGATCGCGTAGCGGGCGTCGCGGCGGTATTCGTCGATGCTCGGGGTCAGGTCGTCGGCGCGCTGGTTGCCGGCGGCGGTGGCGTCGAACGTCCGGTAGCGCTCGGCCAGCTCGGCGCCGGCGGTGCAGTAAATGGCGCGGCGGTAGAGGTGAATCAGCGCTCAGGCCTTGCAGCTCGGCGGCCGGAACGTCGGCCAGCGTGGCGTAGCCATCGGCCTGGTATTCGGCCTGCAGATGGGCCAGCTCGCGGTTGACGCTGAGCATGGCGTTGACAGCCGCCAGTTCCAGGCGGGCGTTGCTGACGGTACCGTCCATGCGCAGCGAGGCGCGCAGGTGGTCGGCATCAATGTCCGGCCAGAAGCCGTCGTTGGTCAGGGTGAAGGCCTCGGCGGTGCCGGTGGCGATAAATCCGCTCATCAATGCCTCGGAGTCAGGTCGGCGGTGGTCGGGGCTTCACAGCGAAGGATTCAACCTGCTGATCCGCCCCGAGCCGCCGGGGTCGCGGGGACGCTCGGTTATGCCTCGGTGGTGACCGTGGCGTGTTTCTTGAGGAGGCGCGTGGCGCGCTCCAGGTCTTTCTTGCCGCCGCAGTTTTGGTGCAGCTCGATGGCGCGCAGCACGTGGGAGTGGGCAGCGTTCAGCTGGATCAGTTGCTCAAAGGTTGGAGACTCGTCCGGGACTAGACCCAGCAGCACGCGGGCGAGGGCCAGGTGCAGCTTGGCGCGCGCCTGGTCGGGCATGTCCTGCTCACGGGTGAGCTCCTCGGTCTGCTCCAGCACGGCCAGCTCGAAGGGCTGGCCGAGCTTGAGCGCCTTGAGCGCGGCCTCGGCGATTTCCTCGGCAACCAGGGTGCCGGGCGTACGCGCGAAGCGATCCGGCATCGGCAGCTTGTGCTCCAGGACGTAGCGGGCGAGGGGCAAAGCGCTGTGCCAGTCGCCAATGTCGAAGCACCAGACCATCAGGGTGGCCAGTACCTCGTCCTGGGCGCCGACGCCGGCCGAAAGCACGCCGTCGATATACGGGGCGTAGTGCGGGACCAGTTGCCGCTTGAGCTCGATCTTGCCCTCGGTCGATTGGATCTGTTTCAGACGGTGGCGGTCCTGGTGCAGCTGGGCCAGCTGCAGCTCGTAGGACGTCGCACCCGCCATGGAGGTGGCCGGCGCAGCGGCGGCGGCCTCCTGGGCCGCGCGTTTGCGCAGCTGTACGCGCTGGGCGGGAGAAAGAGGCTTGAGCATGATTAGACGGCCTCGATGTTCTCGACCAAGGCCACCAGACCGAAGTCCTCGACCACATAGGCCTCGTTGCTGGACTGATAGTCGGCGATGCGGTCGAATTCGGGCTCGTCCTTGATGTGCCGACGGCGGGCGCCTTCCTGCCAGTAAATGGACAGGTTATCCAGAGTGGTGATCAGGACCGTGCCATCCGGGAAGAACGGGGCATCCTCGATGGGCAGGCCAGCAAGGCGGGCCTTCGCGATGATCTCGTCACCAGCCAGCTCCTCCTCGTTGGAGCTTGCGCCCTTTTCCAGAGCCTTCAGCAGCTTGTTCTGCAGCAGGTTCCGGGACACGAAGACGCGCAAACCTGGTTGCTTGCGGTGCCAGGGCTCCAAGAGCTGCAGGGCGTCGAATACCAGACCTTCCAGAGTCTTGTAGTCACCCGCCGCGCCGATGGTCACCTTACCGGAGGTCTCGACGACTTCGTCGATTACCCGGTCGGGCGCGCTGGTGCGGATCTTCTGCAGCCAGCCGATGTTCACGTCCTGGAGCAACGGATACTGTTCGAGATTGGTCGCAGTAGCCGCGTGAGTGCCGTTGAAGCCGATCATGATGCGGTCGAGTGCTTGCTGACCGGCGACAGCGTTAGCAATACGCGCTTGGAAGTCCTTGAATTTTGCCCAAGCATCCAACTTTGCATAAGGAACGGAGCTGTCGAAGTCCGTCTTCTTGCAGACGTAGGAATCCTTGGTCAGCTTGGTGCGATCGGCAGGGTTTCGGCGGTTGCCACCTGCTGTGTTGGTGCGGCTGGCGATCGGGCTATTGGTACCCAGATCCAGGCTTCGCCTTCCTGCTCGTTCACGCCCATGATGTTGATGCGCTGCAGGAATTCGCTGGATTCCTGGATGGCGGTTTCCAGCTTTTGCTGCACCGACGGGGTGACATTGAACTTCTCGGTGGCGGACTCGACGCCGTTGAGTTTGGCCACCTGCTGCAGGTAGCCGTTGAACGCTTTGCGGGTTTCGTTACGCATGGAGTGCTCCGGGGAAAAGAGTCAGAACTGGGCCAGTACGACGCCGTCGCCGCCGGCTACCGGCGGGCGCTGTTGTTGGCTGTGGTCTTGGGTGTTGCCGAGGGTTTCTTTGAGGGAGGCCAGGTCACCCGACAGCGTGGACAGTTGGGTTTCCAGCCTCTGGCGGGCGGTCTTCTCGGCGTTCAGCGCTTCGGCTTGCTCTGCCGAGTGCTTGGCGATGGCTTCCAGGGTCTCGGCCAGCTCGCCGAACTGCTCGTCGGTCTGCTTGCCCTTGCCCAGCAGCTCGCTGACTTTCTTGAACAGGCCGGCGACCTTGGACGGGGTGTCGTCCACTTCCTCGAACTCGAGTTCGGTTTCTTCGGCAGCGGTAAACAGGTTGTCCGCGTGCAGCTTGCGATTGGCAGGGTGCCTTTCTGGGCGCTGAACTCCAGGGCTTCGGTGCCCAGGCTGGCCGGGCTGTCGGTCACGGCCAGGCCGACCAGGTAGGCCTTGCCGGTCTTGGCGAAGTTGGGCTGCACCTCGATGGAGGTGTAGATCTTCTGGCCCTTCTTGTTCAGGGCGATCAGCGCTTCGGTGGGCTCGATCTGCGCGAACAGGGCCAGCTTCTTCTCGCCGGCGATGTCGACTTCCTTGGCTTCCAGGGAAAGCACGTCGCCATAGCTGCCGAACACGGAATCCGGGGCCAGGCCTTGATGTGTTCGCAGTTCAGACGGGCACCATAGGTGTTGCGGTTGTAGGTGGCGGCCATGTCCTCGATCCAGCTGCGCTGGATCTCGCGGCCGTCCGTAGTCGCGCCTTCGACGGCGACACGGAACAGCTTGGAGCGGAATTTCTTGCTCATCGGTGGATGTCCTCAATCCGGTCTGCGGGTGTGCAGTGGGTTGAGGGCATGGTCGGCAGGCGCGCGATGAGCGGCAACGACGGGGAGTTGTAGGGCGGGGCGTTACAACCCCCCGTGCTAGGGCGGTTCGCGCGCGGGCGGCAGCATCGCTGCCATTGCTGAATGCCAGAGCCCCGCCATGACTGAGACCGTAGCAATCCCCATCCGCGATAACCGCCGGCAGGCCAAGTTCCTGTACTGGCTGGGTTGGCGCATCACCGACATCGCCGACTTCCTGGGCGAGCCGGAGAAGACCGTCCATTCCTGGAAGGGCCGGGACGAATGGGACCGGGCCGATACCCTAGAACGAATCGGCGGCGCCTGGAAGCCCGGCTGGTGCAACTGCTGCTCAAGGACCCGAAGACCGGGGCGGACTTCAAGGAAATCGACCTGCTGCACCGCCAGTTGGAGCGGCAGGCGCGCATCCAGCGCTACCAGGGCGGCGGCACCGAAACCGACCTGAACCCGAACATCGCCGCGCGCAACGAGGGGCCGAAGAAGGCGCCCAAGCGTAACGAGTTCAGCGAGGAGGACATCGAGAAGCTGCAGGAGGCGTTTCTCGATACCTGCTTCGACTACCAGAAGGACTGGTACCGGGCGGGCAATCAGCGCACCCGCATGATCCTGAAGTCGCGCCAGATCGGCGCCACGTACTACTTCGCCCGCGAGGCGCTGCTTGATGCGGCGATCACCGGACGTAACCAGATCTTCCTCTCGGCCAGCAAGGCTCAGGCGCACCAGTTCAAGAACTACATGCAGGACATGGCGCGCGAGGTCCTGGACCGCCAGCTGACCGGCGACCCGATCATCCTGGCCAACGGCGCCGAGCTGCACTTTCTGGGCACCAACTACCGCACCGCCCAGGGGCGGTCGGGAAACTTCTACTTCGACGAATTCTTCTGGACCCACAAGTTCGAGGAGCTGAACAAGGTCGCCTCGGGCATGGCGCTGCACAAGAAGTGGCGCAAGACCTACTTTTCGACCCCCTCCAGCAAGGGGCACGAGGCCTACAAGTGGTGGACCGGCGAGCGGCTGAACAAGGGCAAGCCGAGCGCCCAGCACATCAAGCTGGATGTCAGCCACGACGCCTGAGCCAGGGGAGGCTGTGCGACGACAAGATCTGGCGACAGATCGTGACCATCCTCGACGCCGAGGCCCGCGGCTGCGACCTGTTCAACCTGGACGAGCTGCGCTTCGAGTACAACGCCGAACAGTGGGCCAACCTGCTGATGTGCGAGTTCGTCGACGACGGCGCGAGCATCTTCGCTGACGCTGCTGCAGCCCTGCATGATCGACAGCTGGGAGGCCTGGGCCGAGGACTACAAGCCGTTCGCGCAGCGCCCGTTCGGTGATCGTGCGGTGTGGATCGGCTATGACCCGGCCGAGTCCGGCGACAGCGCCGGCCTGGTGGTGGTCGCGCCGCCCATGGTGCCCGGCGGCAAGTTCCGCGTGATCGAGCGCCACCAGTTCCGGGGCATGGATTTCGCCGCCCAGGCCGAGTTCATCCGCCAGGTGACTCAGCGCTTCTGGGTGACCTACATCGGCATCGACACCACCGGCATGGGCACCGGCGTCGCCCAGCTGGTGCGCCAGTTCTTCCCCGGCCTGACCACCTTCAGCTACTCGCCCGAGGTGAAGACGCGCCTGGTGATGAAGACCTGGGACGTGATCAAGAGCGGCCGCCTGGAGTTCGACGCAGGCTGGACCGACATGGCCTCCAGTCTGATGGCCATCCGCAAAACCATGACGGCCAGCGGCCGCCAATTCACCTACACCGCCGGGCGCACCGACGAGACCGGCCACGCCGACCTCGCCTGGGCGCTCATGCACGCCCTGCACAACGAGCCGCTGGAGGCCGCACCGCCCAGAACAGCAGCTTCATGGAGATCTATTGATGAGCACTGAAACCGCTGCGGCGCAGCCCGGCATCGAGGCCTTCACCTTCGGCGACCCGGTACCGGTGCTCGATGGCCGCGAGATCCTCGATTACCTGGAGTGCTGGCAGAACGGCCGCTGGTACGAACCGCCGCTGTCGCTTGACGGCCTGGCCAAGTCCACCCGGGCCAGCGTCTACCTGCAGAGCGGCATCGGCTTCAAGCGCAACATGCTCGAGCGCACCTTCATCCCGCACAAACTGCTCAGCCGCGCCGCGTTCGGGCAGTTCGCCCTGGACTGGCTGTGGTGCGGCAATGCCTACCTGGAGAAACGTCGCAACATGCTCGGCCAGGCGCTGGGCCTGCTGCCGCCGCTGGCCAAGTACATGCGCGTGGGTGTCGAGGCGGGTGAGTACTTCCAGGTGCGCGGCTGGAAGGACGAACACGCCTTCGAGGTTGGCACGGTGCTGCACCTGCGCGAGGCCGACATCAACCAGGAGATCTACGGCCTGCCGGAGTGGCTGGCCGCCCTGCAGAGCGCGCTGCTCAACGAGTCGGCGACCCTGTTCCGGCGCAAGTATTACCAGAACGGCAGCCACGCCGGGTTCATCCTCTACATGACCGACGCCGCGCAGAACGAGGGCGACGTTGCCGCGCTCCGCACTGCGCTGAAGAACGCCAAGGGGCCAGGCAACTTCCGCAACCTGTTCATGTACGCCCCGGGCGGCAAGAAGGATGGCATCCAATTGCTGCCGGTGAGCGAGGTGGCGGCCAAGGATGAGTTCGGCAGCATCAAGAACATCAGCCGCGACGACCTGCTGGCCGCGCTGCGCATCCCGCCGCAACTGATGGGCATCGTCCCGCAGAACGCCGGCGGCTTCGGCAGCCTGCGCGAGGCAGCCGAGGTGTGGGCCATCAACGAACTCGAACCCATCCAGGCACGCCTGCAGCAGGTGAACGACTGGCTGGGCGAGGAGGTGATCCGGTTCAGGCCGTTCGAGTTGCCGGCAAAGGGTTGAGCCAGACCCGGAAACGAAAAAGCCGCCTCAAGGGCGGCTTTTTTGTGATCGAAGATCCGGTGGCAGCGGTGGCCTTACGCTGCGTCGAACTCCTCTTGCTCTTCGAGCTCCTCTTCAGCATCCGGTCCGGGTGCGGCAGGAAGTTTCTTCGTTGAAACCAGGGTGGTGACATCACTCCACTCTTCCATGCGGAATACGTGCACCCGACGCACGTATTCGCAGAAGCTCGGCGCCTGCGTTTTCAATGTGGACTGAAGCTGCATGATCGCAGTGATAGGGTTTTGCTCGGCCTCTGTGTGGTAGAGCGACCCTTGGGGGTGTGCAGTGAAACCACACTGGGCGAGGGCTTGAGGAATCTCAGTTTGGTAGATCCGAGTCCTCTGAGCGGCGCTCAAGCCGGCTGCTTTCATAGCTTTTGTGTCGAGATCAAAGGCAATCGCGTAATGAGCCATTTGGGCTTTCTCCATATGCAGCCGGTACCCGGTGATCCTCGCGAATTCATCAGCCATTGTCTAGGGGTTCGCTGGCTAAGGGCGGCGCGCGCAATCGTCCCCCCGCCACGCCTGCGGGCTTAATGTGTCGCTTTTTCTGCGCCCCTGCGGGCAGGCGTGAGCCGCGCTAATGCTGGTGGGTTGAGGAGGTTTGGCGGTGCCGATTTCCCTGCGAATCCCTGCACGGTGGGGTGGTTTAGCGGTACAGGGGGAGTAGGGCAGGGGAGCGAGGTTTGGGTGGGGGGATGCTGGAGAGGTAATTTCAGTTAGCCCTACCCCAAGCCGTGGCTGTAACCCGCATGAACACTGGGTTAGGGCAATTACCTTGGATGGTGATTTTAGGTAAGGGTAAAGGTTAGGTTTTCTCAAGCCCTTGATTTACAAGGCTTCCAGCTTCTTGGGTGGCAACCTGAAAAAAGGTAATCAGATAACCATTACCTAACCGTTTCCTAACCTTGGCTGGAACGACCGCAGCCCAAGCGCCGCAAGGGTTTCAGCGGGCCGGTCGCCGGACATAACCGAAATTACCCCAGATTGAGGGGTCAACATAAAACGGCGGAAACCCCATCCGGCCGCCCCGGATGACCTGATCCGTGCGCTTTCTCTGGGAACACTCTGGGAACAAAACAGAGAGGGAAACAAACGCTCTCGCCTGGATGACATCCGCTGAAAGCCTTGAACCACGCGGCTTTGCGGAGGAGGGGAGCTTGAGAGATGGTGCGGACGGAGAGACTCGAACTCTCACACCTTGCGGCGCCAGAACCTAAATCTGGTGTGTCTACCAATTTCACCACGTCCGCGTGGTTGAAACGAAAACGCCAGACTCAGGGTCTGGCGTTTTCTCGAATATGGGGTGGACGATGGGAATCGAACCCACGACACCAGGAGCCACAATCCTGTGCTCTACCAACTGAGCTACGCCCACCATATTGCGTTTGCTTGTGCCAAAGCTGCCTTTATGGCGCACCCGGCAGGACTCGAACCTGCGACCATCCGCTTAGAAGGCGGATGCTCTATCCAGCTGAGCTACGGGCGCCTATTTCTGCTATCTCGAAAGAGCGCAAATGTTGGCTTTGATTGCAGTTAGCCTTTGGTGAGGCTTGCTGCCTTCATGCCCAGCGACTAGCTGTGCTCGACAAGCGGGGCGTATGTTATTCATGTCGCCATACCTCGTCAACAGATTTTTTAAAAAAATCCTGTGAGATAAATGGGTTACGTCTGTCTGGCCTTCGCTGCTTTTGCCTTCGGGGGCTGGCGTGCGAGAATGCGCGCCTTCTATTTACCCTTTGTGATGGTTGACCAAGCGTAATGACCGCTCAATTGATCGACGGCAAGGCGATTGCCGCCCGTCTCCGCCAGCAGATCGCCCAACGGGTTGTCGAACGTCGTCAGCAGGGGCTGCGCGCACCTGGTCTGGCTGTGATCCTGGTGGGCTCTGATCCCGCGTCCCAGGTTTATGTGGCGCACAAGCGCAAGGATTGTGTCGAGGTCGGTTTCGAGTCCCGTGCCTACGACCTGCCGGAAACGACCAGTCAGGAAGAGCTGCTGGCATTGATCGACCAGCTAAACGCAGATCCTGCAATTGACGGCATCCTGGTGCAGCTGCCTCTGCCGAAGCATCTGGATGCGTCCCGGTTGCTGGAGCGTATCCGTCCTGACAAGGATGTGGATGGTTTCCATCCTTACAATGTGGGTCGCCTTGCGCAGCGGATTCCATTGCTGCGCCCTTGCACGCCGAAAGGCATCATGACGCTGCTGTCCGAGACAGGCGTCGATCTGCACGGCCTGGATGCGTGGTGGTTGGGGCATCCAATATCGTTGGGCGTCCCATGGCGCTTGAGCTGTTGCTGGCTGGATGTACCGTTACGGTCACCCATCGCTTCACCAGGAATCTGGAGGAGCACGTCAGTCGTGCCGACTTGGTGGTGGTTGCCACGGGGATCACTGGATTGGTGAAGGGGCACTGGATCAAGCCGGGTGCCATCGTCATCGATGTAGGTATCAATCGCCAGCCGGACGGGCGTTTGGTTGGTGATGTCGAGTTTGAGGCGGCCAGCAAGCGTGCCGGTTGGATTACGCCGGTTCCCGCGGGGTGGGTCCTATGACCCGTGCCTGCCTGCTGGAAAATACGCTTCATGCGGCGGACAAGTTGCACGCTTGAGCCTGTGTCGCGAGAACGGCACCCTGCGGGGTGCCGTTTTTATTGGTGTGCTAGTGAGACAAGTGCTGCCCGTGTGCCCGGTCGTAGTGCTTGGGCTGCCCGATGCCATTGCAGGAGAGTTTATGAATCGTTGTCAGCCGGCCATCCTCGAAGCGCCGGTCCCTTTGCAAGCTCGCCATTTGTTCTTCTCGTTGCGTTCGCCGGATGAGTTGCGTGGGGCTCTGGATCGCCTTGTGCCATGGGTAGATGGCCGGGCTGTGGTGGTAGGGCTGGGGCAGTCTCTTGTGACGGCGATGGGGTGCTGTGTTTCGGGGCTTCGTGAGTTCCCGGCCTTCGAGGGTTCGCTCGTTGAGGTTCCTGTCACTCAGTTTGCGCTGTGGTGCTGGTTGCGGGGGAGTGATCGCGGCGAGCTGCTGCACTTGTCCCGGCGATTGGAGGTGGCGTTATCCCCTGCGCTGTCTCTTGATCACGCTGTTGAGGCCTTTCGCCATCAGGCGGGTCATGATCTGACGGGCTATGAAGATGGCACTGAAAACCCGCTTGGCGAGGCGGCAGTCAAGGCGGCGATTGTTGTCGACGGTGAAGATGGGGAGCTGGGTGGTAGTTTTGCCGTCATCCAGCGGTGGTTCATGATCTCGACTATTTTGAAAGCCTCCCTGGTTCTGAGCAGGACGACATTTTCGGGCGTCGCAAAAGTGATAACGAAGAGCTGGATGAGGCTCCGGAGTCGGCGCATGTGAAGCGGACGGCTCAGGAGAGCTTCGCACCGGAGGCGTTTATGGTGCGTCGCTCCATGCCGTGGGTCGAGGGTGCGCGGGCGGGGTTGATGTTTTTGTGCTTCGGACGGAGTTTTGATGCATTTGAGGTGCAAATGCGCCGGATGGCGGGAGTCGATGATGGGATTGTGGATGCGCTTTACCGTTTCAGTCGGCCGGTAAGTGGCGGTTATTATTGGTGCCCGCCGCTGCGTGAGGGTGTGCTCGATCTGTCCGGGGTACGGGTTGGTTGAAGTTATATAAAAGAAGCCTTGACCTTTGGCTGAGGCTCC